CTTACCTTGAAATGCTATCTTCTTAACAATCTCAGTAAACTCACCACCCTCAGCAGTAATACCAACAGCAGCGGTCAAAAGACGTTCAATGTTTACACCTTTTTCTTTTAAATCATATATTCGAGCTACAAATTCTTCAGCATCTTTTGAAGGAAAACTTGTAGTAGAGTCAACAAAGTCAATATATTTGTTGTAATCAACAGTAGGATCAATAGGAGTTGTCATAGTTACCATGCCCAATTAACAATAGAAATTCGTGTTCCAGAAGTTACAGGAAGAACTTCATGCCTGTACATAAATGCAGACGGAAATATTATAACATCACCTGTGATCATTTGCATGTCCTGTCCACAGATAATTAATTCTCCACCAGTGTATTCCTCACTAACATCAGTAATGACGCTTACAACAGGCACTCCCTGTTTTTCTGGTGGTGCTTCTCTAAACAATGAATAGATTAGATCTGCATGTTCTTTCATGTAGTCACCCTCATTATACTTATTTAAACGAGGAGGACTCATATATTTAATCATTTTATCGGGAGAATGTTCCCGACAATACTTTTTTACTAAGTCATAAATTACTGGACTAAAAATAGAGTGTGCTTCTTTATCACAAATGTAATTTATTTTTGGATCACTTATATCTTGCTCTTGTGCTTGACCAGGAGCATACCATTGATGTTTTGCCCATTGATCAAACTCTAAAGTAAAATTATAATCAAGTATATCTTGAGGAAGACGATACTTGTTTACATAATCTAATAATTCCATTCAGCAAATTTAGATAGTCGTGCTTGATTCTTTTTGAGAGAGTCAAGTGAGTCTGCTACGTCATCATCTTCAGCATCATTTATTAGTTGCTGTTGAGAATCATCAACATCGTGTAGTTTCATCTTAGCACGATCAATACCAACTACAAATTTTCTATTAACAGTTGGATCATTGTATCTGTTCTTAAGTTGTTTAACCAAGATTTTATTTTCTGCCTCTAACTCGTCAGTGCTGATAAGAGCGAACATGAGATCAGCAGTGGCAGGTAGACCAAAGGATTCTGAAGTATCAGTAAGGTCAACATCACTATTACCATAACCAGACCTAGTAGTCTGAGTAGCGGATACAATGGGTAGATCAAACTCACAGGCAAGACCTCTGAGTTCTTCAGCAATTGCTTTAACATAGGTGTAAGAATTTACAATAGCACCTTTGTATCTAACACTAGCACAGATGTTAAGATAATCTACAAATATTATATCAGGTTTGAACTGTTTTTTCAAGGTCAGATCATTCAATAAAGAACGAAAATGTCCTGCGTGTGCAGATGCTGTAGGGTATTCTTTAATTATAAGTTTACCTTTAGTTTTACGTTGTAAGTCAGAGATCTTAGATCTAAACATTACTTGTGGAACATCAGTTAAGTCTTTGATGTTGATGTTGAGACAGTTTGCATCAATTCGTTCAGCAATTTTTTCTTCTGCCATTTCAAGTGTAACATAGAGAACGTTACGCCCTTGCATGAGCGCGGCGCTAGCCATGTGGCACATGAATAAACTTTTCCCGACACCAGTACCAGCAAGTGCGACATTGAGAGTCTTGTTAGGGATACCACCTTTTGTAATATGGTTAAACTTCTCGAGATCAAACGGTATTTTTTCTTCATCTCTATGATAAAATTCATATCTTTCGTCAGCAGATTCTATGTAGTCATGTCCAATATGCTCATCAAAAGATACACTAAGAGCATCCTGTAGTATTGAAGGGATTGCATCTTTCTTTACTTTCTTGTCTCCACCATCAGCAATCTTAATAGACTGCATAAGTGCATTATAGATAGCACGTTCTTGACACCATTTTTCTGTTGCGTCAACTAACCAATTAAAGTCAACCCACTCATCAGTATAAGAAGCAATCTGATCTATAGAGCACTTGTATGTTTCATCTGTAACATCATTTCTCTGTCCTAAACTAATCCTAAGGACTTCTTTCGTGGGCAACTTATCATACTTACAAGAGAAGTCTTGAATCTCTTCAAAGATAGTTTTATCTACATTGTTTTCAAAGTATGATGTGTCGAGATGAGGAATAACTTTCCTATAGTATTCTTCATTACACAAGAGGTTCCGAACAATTGTTTCTTCTATCCTCTCAGTTGCCATAAGCGAACTCCTTTTCTGCTGCTTGGTCAAGTTTGGTCATGACCTCGGGGGTGAAATACTTTTCGGGATCAGCAAGGACAGCAGAAGGATAAACGGAAGATTTACCAATAAGAACTCTATTGCCGTTCTTTCCAAAGATCCCGTGGTCAATGCCGAGTTCCAAGAGTCCATAGTACTTATCGAGACCACGTTCGTCAAAAAATAGACGTGTTGCAATTTTACTTCCCTCCACTGTTAAACGAGATTTTTTAGCTTCACACTTAATAATGTTACCCACAACTTCTTTTTTACTATCACGTTCTTTACTCTTTGTAAGATAGATGATACTAGATGCTGCATACTTGAGACCTGTACCTCCACCCATTTCTTTTGTGGGAACATAGGATCCTATTACATCATATGTATGATTAGTAACTAGCATAGGAACGTTTGCTTGTCCTAGTTTCAAAGTCAATACACGGAAAGCACCTTTGATCAATTGACTCTTAGTCATGTCTCTGACTTGTTTATCATTAGAGACGTCCTCCATTTCTTTAGAGGTTGAAAGCATACCAAGACTGTCTAGGACAAACATCATAGGTACACGTTGATCTTTAGGTTCTTTCAAATACTTATCAAGAATCCTACTTGCCTGTGTACGAAATTCTTCAATCGTAGAAACAGGCATCATAATCATACGATTAGAGTCAATACCACGTTCTTCAATCATTGATTTAGAAATTGCTGACTCAGACTCAAAGTATATAACTCCTCCTGTAGGATTGAGTTCAAGAAAATTACGAACAACACTCAAAGCAAAGAATGTTTTACCTGTGCTTGACTCTCCTGCAAGTGCAGTAACTTTGTTAGAAGGAAGACCTCCATAAATCGACCCACTAACTAACGCATTGAAGATATAAGAACCAGTATCAATATAACTTGTGATATCTCCTGCAGCGATTCCTTCACTAACTTTACTAGCGAATTCATTTCCACTATCTTTAATTACAGTATCTAAGAATCCCATTGTGTTGCTTCATCCTCATAAAAATTTACATAATTATATTCTTTGCTCATAAGTTTAGCAAAACCAAGAGCAGTTGTATAGTCCTCAAACAATTTAATGCTATCAGGACTAACCTGACCTACGACTGAATTAGTCCAGGTGACGACGAAAACCTTTTTAGTCATCCAAAGAATCTATCAAGGGTGACGATTTTCTTACTTGTCCAACCAATACATTCTAGCACATTTTCCAGAGGTTTCAAGAAAGATTTATCAAACTGTAGATTGTGATCAATATAATTGTCTAGTCCAAACTCTTTTGGTATTTCATTGAAGTATGAAATACAATTTTCCATGATTGGATTAGGCATTTTTAAATACACAAACTTAATCTTCTCACCTTCTTGAATTATTTGATGTTTGTTTTGAATGTTGTTCTTACGAATGTAGTAATTGTACAACAATGCACCCCTTACGTGAATAGGTGTGCCTTTCTTATAGATATCAGATTTACTTTGATACTTATTCAAACCATTTACTCCTCGAGGAAAAGAGATCTCAGAATAATCCTGAGAATTTGTCTCTCTCTTGATGTCTTCAATGTATTTAATAAGATCATCATTAGTCTTAGTAACGATCATCTTAAAAGCATCATATAGTTTTGTTCTAAAATATGCAGGAGTAGAAGACCTAGCAGTTTCTAGTCCCATAATTTTTAGTTTAGGTTCTTTGTATCGAACCCCTTCACTATCCCATACATTTAAAATGTATCTTTTCTTAGCAGTCCAAATACCACGATCAGCGATATTCTCCCGCTTCATAGTCATTTTCTGATCATAGGCGTTGACGTAGTTGGCCAACGCTTTGTAAGAACTCTCAATATACTTTTCAAATTCCACCTCACAGATCTTGTTAAGGAACCCAACAATACTCTCAGTAGTCTTTTCTCGTTCTTTGTATATAACCTCGACCAAAGGACCAAGATTAAGGTAGATGGAATCAGTATCTGAAGCAATAACATAGTCAACCTCCTTTGTTTTAAGTATTTTGTTTAGGTAAGCATTCATTTTGTTTTCTATCCAACGGATAGAAACCTGACCAGATAGTGTAATAGCTTCTGCGTTGGCAAGTTTATAATAGCGAAAAT